TCATACGCCTTTTGTACTATCTTCTGATTCCGCAATGGTATAACCGCCCTTAATAGATGAAAGTATGTCCTTCATATCGTCAAGAGCAGCTGCCATACGGTCGATATCGGGATTACTTTCCCAAATCTCCCAATAGAACACATCTTCAAATAAATTAAAAACAGCCCGTAAATCACGCTTTTGTTTTTCATCAATAAAGCGGTCTTTAACTTCGCCTTTTTTAATTTCGTGTTTTTCACCTTTGACGAAATCTAGCATTTTTCGAATGAGACTTTTATCTTCATGAGTAAAATCATCTGCCTTCGCAATTTCTACACGTTCAGCAAATCCCCCCATTGAAAACCCTGTAATATCGCCTTTCTTTACTTGTTCCCATGTTTCTTCATCGTCGACGCGGACTGTCATAAGCCAGGTACCAGCTGTTACCTCTTGATCGCCAACCATCATATCGCTTTTAGCAATCCAGTTTTCGACGACAGTACCTTTACCAGCTATTTCATCATGCTGCTTATCGATATGTTGGTAATTTTCCATAAAAGTATATGCAGCCTTTTCTATCTCTTCTGCAGTCATCATGTCATCGTGACTATCTTCAACAAGCGGTTCATATACTACACCTGTAATAAGCTGCTTCTCTTCCTCTGTTTTAAGGATTGGGATCTGTTTTGATATATTTGGTTGTTTAGCAGCTTCGCTTTTCATGATGGCAAATTGACGACCATTAGCTCCCTTTGTAACTAGGGAAACATAGCTAATATTAGCGTTTTTCAGTTCATATGCCATTGTTTTACCTCCTTCCCTATAAATATTGGGGTTCCACTGTCAAAACGCATAGCAGCCAATTTAAAGCTGTATACGTTTTGACGATGAAACCCCAATCAGATAGGTGTATTTTATTACTCTTCTGAAATCATAGTGCAACGGCAATGCGGATGAGCTGGTGGGCACATCTTTCCATTACTAAATAGATCATCAATATCTACCGTTTCCCCATGTAAACCACCACATTCTTTACAAACACGCTCGTCATTTCCTGTAAGCCATGTTTTCTTGTTTCTATTTGCACCCTTATAAGCAATTAAATTGCCGTAATTCATTGCATATGTTATTTCTGTACGTGCAATCATCATTGCTCTGTAGTTACTCGCTTCAGACATTACATCTGCAATAGAAACACTTAATGCATCGACACCCATTCCCTCACTAAGATTCTTTAACATCGTTTCTCTTAATCTATCTTTAGTAGTTTCATGGATTCCCTTTGCTAATTCAAATGCATAAGCAGCAACCCATTTTGCAGCGACGTCACCAATTGGATCTAATACCATCCAGGTTAAACCGTTTGATACAATAGTACTCTGTACAAACTCTGTTACATCATCCTGTAGCGTAGCAGTGACTTCATCGACAAACATTTTTCGTTCCTCATCCCAATCGACACTATCAAGAAATTCATCAACTTCTGCTTCTGTAATCACAAGATCAATCTCTTCATCTGCTTTATTAATACGAATTACGGGAAGCAGGTTTAAGAGCCGCTTTCCCTGCTCTGAAAAAAATCAGCTACCTTCTTTTGCATAGCTTTCTCTATTTCTTCATGCTTTTCTCTAAATGTATTAATAGCAATTAAGTTATCTTGTTTATCATCTGCAGCTTTTGCAATCTGCTCTACTTGAGAAACAGTTTGACTGCCTTCAAAGAATGTATCCCCATCTGCTACTGGTTCATAACCTACTACTTTATGAGATTCATTCCTTGTTAATATACGTTTCTCATAACCATCAGCCGCATATTGCATATCTGCTTCACGATCATCTGTATCAATTTCGTTTAATTTAAAATACCAATCTAAACCACCTAATATTTCAGCGAATACACGGAACAATTGATTATTCAATCGATGTTCTAATATTTCTTGCCCAGGCTCAATAATAGAACGCTTGTACATCTCATTCATTTCCTTAGCAGTTGTTTGTCCTAATGAACCTGTCATAGCCCAACCGATACGATAAGGTGGTACACGATGGGCCACACATATCTCCATTGCGCTATCCTGCTTATATAAACGGAAACTACCTTCTTTTACGTCTGGACGGACTGACTTTTTCTAACCTAGCTTTTGCTCCTGGCGGTACAGGAACAACGGCCAACTTGTGATGCTCTCCTTTTGTTTCTGCAGAGAAGAACTCTTTTAACTCGTTTTCTGTTCCATCATCTATTTCATCGACGCCCTCAAGAAATAACAAAGCATCTGGAATAGTCTTAGCCGTGAAAAAGTTAATATCGTAATCTCTCACTGCTTGAGATCCAACTATTGAGCCAATAGAACTAACGTAATTAGGTATCCCATAATAAGAAGAACGAGAACCGAATTTACGAATAACAATAACTTCACCGGCTTTTTCTGTTCCATTTTCCGCAATATCCTCCGCTCCTAAAGGGCGACCATCAACAAGGCTATAATCATCTGGATAACCGAATTTTTTAAACCATCGTTCTTTGTTACTTACGATTTGAGCAAAACGTACTTTATCTTTATGAGCACGTACTGTATGAGCTGGAATATGGTAAAGTTTTGACGGTTCATCTTTGTTATTCCGAACAACCTCGATAATACCCCAGCCAACTGTTTCATAATCATCCCATACGGCCCTTATAATCTCTGCGCTTGTCATTTTTGGATTACAATTACGCATGAATTCTTTTAATCTTTTATATTGCTCTTGGTTTGCTTCTTTCACTTCTTCAAAAGGAGCAAAGTCGAAACCAACACCCGCAATATCATCGACTTTTGCGCTAATACAAGCAGAATGGAATGGAATGGATTGGATTACTTTCCTTTATTTCCAGCAGTACTGACATATCATAAGGAGGTATAATTAATCCCTTATCACCATATATTTGCGCGAATGGGTCAACCGCCATTTGCTTACTGTTGTCTTCCTTATTCTTCGGATCATCTGCAGCTTTATTAATACCAAATACTTTTACATTCTTAATTGTCTTCTTATCGCTCATATCGTTTATGTGTCCTCCTTTCTTCTATTAGGGGCACCGCCACATCGCTATCAAGTTAAGAAACACATTCTTCCCCAAAACGATAAAAATGAACTTCGGTGCTATAAAAAACACACAATAGTAAAAAGTTAGCATATAATATAGTGATGAATAGATTTCATGTAAGGTAACTGCTTATATTCCTATAACAAAATATACCCATAGGAGGTAGTTATATGTTTGATAAAAATCAAATACTTCAAGCTAATGCATTGAATCCAAATTTAATTGGTCCTACACTTCCCCCAATTCCCCCATTTACTTTACCAACAGGAGCAACTGGCCCAACGGGAGGGACAGGCCCAACGGGAGCAACTGGCCCAACAGGAGCAACTGGCCCAACGGGAGGGACAGGCCCAACGGGAGCAACTGGCCCAACAGGAGCAACTGGCCCAACGGGAGGGACAGGCCCAACGGGAGCAACTGGCCCAACAGGAGCAACTGGCCCAACGGGAGCAACTGGCCCAACGGGAGCAACTGGTCCAACAGGAGCAACTGGCCCAACGGGAGCAACTGGCCCAACAGGAGCAACTGGCCCAACGGGAGCAACTGGCCCAACGGGAGCAACTGAAAGTTGTCTTTGTGATTGCTGCGTTTTACCTATGCAGAACGTTTTACAACAACTTATTGGGGAAACAGTAATTCTTGGCACTATTGCAGACGCGCCCAACGTCCCCCCTCTTTTCTTTTTATTTACTATCACTTCCGTAAATGATTTTTTAGTTACAGTTACAGATGGTATCACATCCTTTGTGGTCAATATTTCTGATGTAACAGGGGTAGGATTTTTACCACCAGGGCCATCTATAATATTACTTCCACCTGTAGACTCAGGATGCGAATGTGATTGTCGTGAACGACCAATTAGGGAATTACTAGATACGCTTATTGGTTCTACAGTGAATCTTTTAGCAAGTACTGGTTCTACTGCAGCAAATTTTAACGTGGAACAAACAGGTCTTGGTATTGTTCTAGGTACTTTACCTATAAATCCAACTACAATCGTTAGGTTTGCTATTTCAACCTGCAAAATTACAGCTGTGAACATTCTATAAAATTTAGAGATGTATGATACAAAATAGCACCAAATGCCCATCAACCTAACATTTTGAAGTATCCCCAAAACAAAAAATTGTACATTTTCACCTGAGGATGCCAATTTTCTTGTTTTTGGGGTATTTGCTTTTCTTAGCTTGATAGGTATGTGGCGATACCTCTATTAATAAAAAGCAAATGAAATAGCCGAACAATTTATACCCGACTACATTCTTTTAACCTTTCCACCCATAACGACTTTACGTTTACTCATATCGTCCTCACATGCATAACGAGTCATATCGATACTATGATTATCTTTATCTTGTAATCTATTTTTAGGATTACCGTCTTTATCAACTTCATAATCAATATTCTCGAATTCACCTGCAGTTTTCGGACAACGTTTAGGGTCGATTATGATTTCCACTAAATCATCTAGCCATTTTTCCCCGTATTCAACGGAACCAGGACCTTTAACTGCACCTTTTATTTTCTTAATATCATGATCGTTTTTCATTTCATCAATTGACTTTGGTTCCGATGAATCGGCAATTATCTCGACGTCATCCCAACCGAGTTGTTTAATCTTTTCAGCTAAGGAACGGTTACTGATTTTAACGCCATGTATTTCACCGAATATATAAAGCTTTCTGCGCGTTTTATCATAATGCATACGGCCAAAAGACAGCGCGTCATTCCCATAACCCCAGTCAATCCCTTGACGTATATTATCAAATGTTTTAATTTCTTTATCTGTAATACGTCTGAATGTGAGATTACTAAATGGAACAACGCCACTGCCTGTCGGTTTCCCTTCATATTCATGTTCATATTGCTGTGGTTTAAGTCTTTTTGTTTCTTCTGCTTCTTCCACGAACTGCTTAGAAATATGAGGATTATCATGATATGTACTATGATGTACAAATGTATTCTTTGGCTTGAATTGCGTTTCAAACTTCTTATTAACCCAGGACTGTTTTCTCTTCGGTGGTTTATACGAGTAATACATTTTATATCGCAGTCCATTCGGTAATTCTTTACGCAAAATAGACTTCTCTATTGTAGAAACATCTTCTTCTAATTTAAATTCGGCCAACTCTTCAAACCATGCAATAGCAACTGGATACTTCGCTATTTTAATAGATTTGATTTTTGCAGGGTCATCAGCACCACGGAATATCATTTTGTTTCCACGCGGTTTATAAATGATTTCCATCGGACTTTCTTTAAAACGAAATAAATGCTCTACACCTAAGATTTCTATCGCTTCTTTTATTTGCTCATAGCAGGATTCCCTTATTGTATCCTTTACTTTACGTATACAAAGAACCGTAATAGGAAACTGAATAAGGTCCATCCATAACGATACAAATGGATATATCAGTAGATTTACCCGAACCACGACCGCCCTTACAAACGATTTTTAATATAGATTCACATTTACGGGCTAACCAAACTTGATGAAATGCTGGTGGAAGTATTTCATCTATTTGCTTTTTAGACATTTAAATCACCACTGATATTATCTACAATGACAACTGGCTCAATATTATCATCATTATTAGTAGATTTAATCTTATCGATTTGAACCTGTATAAATTCAAGTTTAGCGCGTCGCTCATCATCTATATTAGCCAACCTATCAAAATCTTTAATAAGAGCAGACAAGGTAGAAAGTGCTTTAGATTGAGCATTTAAGAAACTTGCTTGTTTATCCCAAGCAAATTGAATCTCCCACTCTTCTTCAAAGCCGCTTTCACTAAGCTTTTTCTTTCGTAGTTCCTTTGTCATGTCCTCTTTATTATTAACGAACATAATACGTTGAGCATGAATGATTTGAGCGTGCTGCAGCATTATACTTTCCCATAGAATTGATAATGGATCATTGTTAATGGCTTCCTCTAGCTCTTCTTTTAAAGCGTATAATTCTTGTGGTAAATACTTTCTATACAAACCATGTGTAGCAGCATTACCATTACGTAGCGGAGCAGAACCTCCGGGATTACCGGTAGCATTTTTATTGCCCTTTTTGGCTCCACCACGATTGTTTACAGCATTCTTATTACCTTTGGGTGCTCCTGGTTTCTTTTTGGAGTACTCCGTATCTTTCTTTGGAGTACTCCGTTCATTTTTATGGAGTACTCCATTTAATTTGTCTATCCATCCATCTTTCGATTTCCATCCGCCAACCGTTTTTTCACTTACAGTTTTTTCGGATGTAGACAACAATTCGGCAATTTTACGATTCGTAATATCACCATTATGTTCTTTAAATATTTCATACGCTTTGTTACGGTCTGGACTTCGTTGTCTGGCCATAATTACATAACACCTGCCCCCTTATCCAATTGTTTGCACTTCCTTCTCTAAACACTCAATGCATATATGAGCATTATCCGTATTTGCTTCACGGATATATGTTTTATCAAAATGAGTAATAGTTAATGGCATTTTTAATGTCCACATACAAGGTTCATTACAAACAGAACATGTAGGAACGTTTATATTTTCTTCTTCCATTTACACCACCTCACGGTAATTCCTTTAAATCATTTTATTACATCCTATTATTGCAAATCTATTTATCTATATGTAAAATTATAAATAATCTCTAACATTTTGAATCGAGGTGAAAATCATGAGAAGTTTTAGTTCATTATTGATCTCTACCATCTGTTCAACCATCCTTTTAGTTTGGAATTCCCTTTCTTTTTATACTGAATTCACAACAGGACATACATACTACTGGATTTACGGTATCATAGCCTTGGTTTTTCTTCTATTCTTTATCCTAAACATGCGAGATATCATCAAGAAAAACTACAGAACATCAGGACAATAGGAGTTGATACATATGTGGAAAAAGATTAATAATTATAAGTTTCATCTAAAAGATTTGAAATTTATGACTTGGCTATTCCCAATTGTCGGTTTGTTATACGCTTATGACTTCTTCTCTGGGCTAATCTTTCACCAGGAGTTCTACTGGCTCAAATTAATATGCATGATAATAATGGTCCTGGGATTTATGGATATTAGAAAAAAGCTTAAAAACAACGATTATAGAACGGCAAGATGACAGAGGAGCCCTTTTTAGGGTTCCTTTTTCTCTGTAAAATAAAAAAAGCAGCAGATTCGCTACTTTAAATGTTTCTTATTTGGTGCTACCCCTATTTATAAACTGAAATCTTCCAATGATTTATCAATCTCATCTTGTTGAATGCCTATATAACGTAATGTAATTGATGGAGCAGAATGATTAAAGATCGTTTGTAGCATTACTACATCTTTTGTCTTTTGGTAATAATGATATCCAAAAGTTTTTCTAAGAGTATGCGTTCCAATTTCATCAAGGCCTACTTTTTCAGCAGCAGCGTTCATAATTCGATAAGCTTGAATTCTTGTGATTGGTTTTCCTGTCTTTTTAGAAGCAAATAAGCAATCTGTTTCATTCATTCCAGTTACATACTCATTTATTTTTTCTCTTAACCCTGTATTGATAATGAAACGTTTCTCTTTTCCGGTCTTTTGTTCTTTAATAACAATGTGAGTTCTTTCTTTCACATCATTTACATGTAACTTTAATAAGTCACTAATTCTTAGGCCAGTATTGATTCCCATCTCAAATAAAAACAAATCACGATAAGACTGGCGACGTAAAACCTCTTTCACTTCTTCTAATGTTGTGTTTGTAAATGGCCAACCTTTTTTAGTTCTTACAGTAGCTGGTATCGAGATTGCTAGATTAGAGATTTCTCTTCAAGTAGCATTAACTCTAAGAGTGCTTGGAATACCGATTTGTGATTAATTAGCATATCAAAAGAAAAAGAGGGATTCAGCCCTCTTTTTTATTTTCTTATCTTTCATTTGCACCAATTTGATTCATCATTGACCCATTACGTTCATGGCATTTACAACCATCACGTATCGTATGAGAAGCCTCTTTAAATCCACAACTTTTATTCAAGCACCATTTTTTAATGGTATTTTCAAAGTACAATCTCCTCCAAAATAAAAAGAACCTGAATGGATGCTCTGATATCAATTATTTATTTGTATTTTAATTACGGTAAATGAAGTTTTACCCTTCTTCCAATCACCTAATGTTGCTGCACAAATCTTTTTATGCATTATTAAGTAACTGGAAGAAGAGCTAAAGCCCTTCTCCGTTTATACAACGTAAATTGCAATTGAATGTAAAATTAAGAAACAACTGTTCATCCAATCTGCAACCATCGCCACCGGTTATGACGATCCATTTTCAGTTATCAGGAATTTTATAAGTAATGTTTTCCGCCACTACTCACAATACAAATATATCACGTTGATTCCTAAACAGCCGGCACATTTACTGCCAAAAAGCGGTCACGACTCTGCCACTTATTTTAATTCACTAGTAACCTTTATTTTTCTAGACAACTTCACTGCAACAGTCATAAAGAATAGATTGAATTTTATTTAGGTATTATGCTTGATCTGATTGTAGAACATGTAATGGAGGTGGAATAATCCAACCTTTTTTCTTATTTAGACGAAGTAATATAGCTCCAGCTTGTGCTTTTTTCATATGAAATTGACCAAACATCATTCCAACATCTTCTCGAAGAGATTGTCCCATAGCTTGACTACATGCTACTAACCCAGCAGCAAGATCCATAGAAACTTTAGCTGCAATTTCCGCATCATTAATACGAGCACCAGGAGGAATCGTTTCAATAGATGCAACTGGTCTTTCTGGAGGTGCTGGTGGTAATGCAACACCATTCAATTTTAATATATTTTTTAATTCTTCAACTTCTGATTGGATATCATTCTCTACAAGGTTTTCTAAAAATTTCTTTAAATCCTCGTCTCCTGTGTGGTTAATAAGAACTTGATATCCAGCAATTGCACCTTGTGCCGCCGCAAGGTAACTCCAAATCCCAAAGACTTCTCCGTAGTGCATTGGTTCATTTTGTGGATTTCCACTTAAAATACCCATAAAAATATTCCTCCTTAAAGAAATTAGACTTTTTGCAACAATACTTACTATAGAAAAAATTTTCCTAACCATGTTCTGGATTAAAGAAAATAAGTTCTTATAACTCATAAGGAACACCTTACCCAAATATAGTAATTACCTCTCATAGAATGTACAGTTACCAAAAATTTATTCTTATAAAGAATAAATACATTTCAATTCAAATGGTTTTATATATTTTCAAACGAATATTGCCTAAAAAACTGGAGACATTACTGAATATGAAAGGAGGGAGAAAACTATGAAGAAAAAATTCTCATCTATTTTAAGTGCTCTATTACTAACTATTATGGTTTTTGGTACAAGCGTCCATGCTGAATACGATGGATATAACACGAATAGAGTTAACAATAATAATATTACAACTCGAGTTAATGACAATAACATGAATAGAGTTAATAATGATGTGAGAACTCGAAATGTAAATACGACAAATGATTTAAATGATAATCGTGATAAAAATAATAATTGGGCTTGGCTTGGTTTATTGGGACTAGTAGGATTATTCGGTCTTAGAAAAAAAGACAAAGATCCAGAAACACGTTAATGTAGTACATTGCATTTAATTTTAAAAGATACTTATTTATCAAAAGAATACAAAATGAATAAATTATGAATCGCCTTTACTAAGGCGATTTTTTATTTTTTTAGAATCAATAACAATCACATAAAAACGGATACTATTAATCGGAAACAATGAATTTCTTAACTTGATGGTAATGGAACATTACGTCCATTTGACGAACTACGCTTCTTTTTATGCCGTTTCTTCACTTACCCATATCTTATATTGTGTGTAACTGACCCTAGCGTGAAATCCCTTGCTATCATTGATTTCATTTCACTTTCTCTTTTGAGTTACACAGTACAAAAATTATGAGTAACTGTATAGGGATACCACCAACATTTTGCAAAATAACCTACGCTATGAGGAAAAATAAAATAAGCTGCCCATGTGGACAGCTTATTTACATAATTATTGTTGCTGGAAGTGAATAGTTTCAGATTAAAATGAACTAAATAATCAGGGGAGCGGTCAGTCCAAACCGAGTTCTGTATGTAACATATATTGATTAAATGTATGATAAAGAAAGTGAGGCTAACACAAATGAACACTTCCAATCAATTTAACCCTCCTATTCTGTTCATCCCAAAAGAGAAAGAATGTTACGAAAAAAGAATATCTGTCTTGGTTTCCATCAAGATAGATCCTAAGACTTTATCTCTTTGTTCAAGTTCGAGCCATCAGTTTACTGCGACAGGTACGTATTCTGACAAATCAACTAGGGACATTACAAAACTTGTAGAGTGGTACTCTAGCAATCTTTCAAGTGCAATAGTTTCAAATGAGGAAGAAACAAAAGGTTTGACTACAGCAATTAATACTGGGGAAGCTCAAATTTTTGCAAGATTAGACGGAATCATGAGTTCGGATAGTTGTCTCACCGTTATTGAACCAGTGGTTCAAACTACAAATTTAAAGGAATCCAATAATTGTACGTTGGATATAAATAGAACAATTCCTAGGACTGAGACAACCAGTATGAATTGTCCTAGCAGAACTTTCGACTTTGGTAAGGACGTCTTATTGCTTGAGAATGATGTTGCTTCTTATGATTTTGCCAAACAACTTTGGTCACTCACTAAATATACTGTTTTGCAGATATCTCCATCAATTATCAAAGATCAATACACTACAGGTGAACAACTGGCAGCGGATTACTGGTGTGTTTGGATCGGAATTCAAGGGAATATTACTGATCTGGACGTCATGGCAATGATGAAACCAGGAGGAATCATTGATGAATTCACCAAGCTTGGTGGGATTTTCATTGTACACGATACCGATACTAATCCAAGAATTGTAACATCTTCTGAAGGACTTGAGTTCATTGGGGGGAAATCTGAGTCACTAACACAATTTTCGAAGCTTGTACAAATACCTTTGTCCTTTGAGTATCTTCGAACATATTTATATATTAACTCTAACAAGAAAGAAGGTGACTCTATGGCTCTTGAAACTAACTGTGAGACTTGTACTCCTCCTGAAGGTTCCACATCGATTCTTACTGTGGATATACCAGGTGGTCTAGCTATTAATTTATTGGGAATTCATATCGAAGCTTGTCCAATCTGCGTTACAGTATTTACTGATGGATCCGATACACTTACATCTCAACAACAAGATATCACAAATAATCTTATCAAAATCGTTCAGAATTTAGTTCCAAATATTCCTGGTGCTTAAAGGGAAATAGTTTGTAATTTAATACAGGGCTTGACCAAAAAACGGTCGAGTCTTTTTTTATTTTTTTCCAAAATGCTGCGATACCCCTAGATTTAAAAAGAAATAAGCAATGATTAGATTTTAAACCTAGTCATTGCTTTATCCATTGCATCTTGGTTTACGTCTATATAACGTAACGTGACTTTCTCTGAAGAGTGATTGAATATCTCCATGAGTAATGCTATGTTTTTTGTTTGCATGTACATATGATACCCGTACGTCTTTCTTGATGTATGTGCTCCTATTTCATCTAATCCGAACTCTGCCGCCGCTCCACTTAGTATCTTATATGCCATGCTACGACCAATTGGACGATTCTTACCTTGTCTGCTTTGCAATAAATACTCAGTGTCTTCTCTTTCTTCAATAAACCATTTAAGTTCTCTTTTCAGTGCTGCAGTAATTTGTATTCGTTTCTGTTTCCCTGTTTTCTTTTCCCGCATAGATATATGACTGCCTTTAACATCCTCTACTTTCATTTTCAAAATATCTGAGATTCTGAGGCCTGTATTAATACCCATAATGAAGAGAATGTAATTACGTAAGCTCTTTTCCTTAAAGTACTCTTTTAGCTGTTGTATTTGCTCTGGATCACGTATCGGTTGAACAAAATTCATTATTTATTACCTCCCGTTTCTTCTGTCTCGTAAACTTCTAATCCAAGTGCAAAAGCAAGTTTATAAAACGCTTTGGGCTTCCAACGTCGATAAGTACGCTCTGACATCCCTATTTCGTTATAAACCATGTAATCACATACGTCCTCTTCTTCTAAATAGCGTTTATAAATAATATCTCTTTGAATGCTTCCTGCACGTCCGTTCCCTAATCGATTTAAAAATTGATCTATACGTAATGATATTCTTTCAAGCCACTCTTCTCGTTTGCTTTGTTGAATGTTTGCTATGGCAACATCTTCTAATGGCTTACCAACTGCATGTGTAGGCCCGTGTTCACGCATTTCATAAGAAGGAGTGACTTTCATTTCTTTACGCATCATCCCAAATTGCCTATGTATACGTACACTTTCCAACACGCCTTCTAATTCCTCTTGTGTTGCCGTTCTATCGATTTTTGGTAAGAAAGATAATTGTTTAGTCATGTAAGACCACTCCTTTTTATTTTTTAATTACTTTTGTCTTAAAGCTCCACGTCTACGCTCATAACGCGGCCCATAAAATCCCATTAAATCTTCAATGTCACGATTGCTTAATTTTTCTTTTCGTTTTTTCTTATTTTTCTTCTTTGCTTGTTTTGATTGCTTTTCCCACTCACGTAACTGATCTCTTAGCACCTTCATTCCCCGCATCCCCTTTTTTAAAATAAAAAGGACACCTATTCTTAAAACAGCTTTAATTACTGGTTTAATGAATTGGTGTCCTCTAGTTTTTTAGCCGGACTATATTCTGTTTGCTTTCAATTTAAAAGAGTTATTGTTTTAATTGTTCTATTAAATTACTCTATTCATCGTCCCCTTCCAATTCCTCACTCTCTTCACGTATTTGTCCAATTAATGAAATTACAGAACCAACTGCTTGAACCCAACTTCCTATAATATCTATTAGTTTTCCTTCTTCATTTTCATTAGTTTCGTTGTTTACCTCCATGTCTGTATCTTTCTCCCCATCATTTACACTACGTTCTTTATTAGACTGTTCCTTATTTCTGATACTTTTTAATTCGTCAATACCTCCTATTGCTTGTAATGAATTCCCAATTGATTGTAATAAGTTTCCTATAATATTTAAGTATTCATCTTTATCGGATGTATCCTCAAACTCATCTGCTAATGCTGTAAGTCCACCCAAAGCCTGTGTCCAATTCCCGGCAATCACTAATTTAATTTGTGTTTCTTCTTTAAAATCAATAATTAATCCAGATATTACAGTGACATTACCAATTGATTGGATTTCATTACCGATTTTTTCAAGAGACACCTCTCCTTGACCATCAGCCTCTAAAGCATTTCCAACAGCCTGTAATACGTTTCCATAAACATTTAAATCCTTTCTTACATTACTGCTTATAAAATCAAAAGGCGTGCTTCCAATAGCGGAAGTAATTGTTCCTATTGCTGCTACCCCTGCACCAAATATCTCTTTAAATTGATTCTCCATTTAAAACATATCCCAGCATTAAGTAATTAATATAATCCTATTCAATTCCCCATCTCACTGTTAATAATTTTAAATGTCTCTTTACTATCTCATTTTATAATAACGTCTTATAAAAGTATTTTTTAGGAATTATGCAACTTTGTTAAACGTACTTCTATATTAATTTTATACATATTACTGAATCAACTTTATAAACCAACTACATCTTTAAATTTATTAAAATACTTAAGAATCATTATCCGCTCCACACAATGTAAAATGTTCAAAAAGCTCATATTGATCAGCGAAACATTCTAAACATTTTGGACAGATATACATCTGTTTCACCACTTTCTTTTAAAATAAACCTTTCATTAAGTTTTATTCCCATATAACTCTTCCAATTCTGTTTATACTGTAACTGTAAATTTAAGTTACATATCACTTATATTAAAAGGATTATTTTGTTCAAATTCTGGATAGACGTTAATATTCTTCATAAAGGAGGTCTACTGATGAAAAAGACTTTTTTAGTTATTTTTATAGCAACTTTCCTTTTAATAATTTTATATTTTGTTGGTACGTCACTTTTTTGGAACCAACCTTAAATTAAAACAAATAATAAATTACCACTATGATTATTTAATAAATATTCCGTCAATAATGTATATAAGCAGGCAATAGCCAAAACTCATTTAATGAAAACCTAACCTTTCTCCGATCCCCACGGAGAACCAGCCAAGCAGTTAGCTTTCGCTAGCTGCTTTATTTGTTAATCAGTCTTTTAAGAGGAACAAGTTATATGCATAATAGCTCAAATAAAATCCATACTATATGTAGGTTAGGTCTTAAAATCTAAAACCCTTATTTCAAACTTAGACCTAATATACCGCTCCTCTCCCTTCCCTGGGGCTCCGCAGCTAGCTTTTGCTAGTTGCTTTTTTGTCGTACAGGCACCTATTTACTTTAAAACAAATAAACTATCTTGAACTTTACTTCACAATTCATCATTTGTTCATAGTTCACAAACATAACCCTACTATACAGAATATTTTTTAATCGAGTACTCTGGCATAAGCGCTCGTTTTATTTTGGTGATTTTCTGCAAAATGAAATTTTTATTAAGTTCACTTTCACTCCTGTATAACCTTTCCGATTCCGCTTATACTATAGCTGTAACTTAAAGTTACATAGCATTACTTGTAGGGCCTAATTTTTTTGTACAACAAGTAGTTAGCTAATCCGGCTAGCTGCTTTGTTGTGCCAAATTAATTTTGGGTTCAAATAATTCACACCTTTTGAAAAATACACATACGATATTACATATTCTTTTACAGTAATGGTACTGGTCATAAGGGCATCCTCAAAGGTTGCTCTTTTAAATTTAATCTTCTATTTAATCTGTTCACAATTTTATGAGGTAGACATATTATTAACAAGACAAGACATAGTTTATATATAGTGGTGCACAAAAAACTTTGTGCACCATTTTTCATCTCGATAACTTAGTAATTAAATAGCTTTTTTGTTCAAATACTTCACGCCCATGAAAAAATTACATTTGGTATCACGTACTCTTTTACACTAAGAGCTTTGATCCGAAGAGCACTTATATAGTGCTCTTTTTGGTATGGAATGTGAAATAAAGGCTTGCTCTTAAAACCTTTTATGTAATTATTGTAGGGTTTTTCCTTACACCCGTGTGTCTGTTTACTCATAAGTTGTTAAAGTATAAATATAAATTGTTAGTTAATTTATAAGGGAGGTGTAAAAATGAGTAAATTTAAAAAGAATTGTCACATACCCTTTCCATGTGCCTTTCCTTTACCTCAAATCGGGTCTACTGGATTAACTGGTGCTACTGGACCTTCGGGACCTACTGGACCTACTGGAGCTACCGGACCTTCAGGTGGACCTCGGGGACCTACCGGGCCTACTGGAATTCAAGGTAGCCTGGGACCTACTGGGCCTCAAGGTATTTCTGGACCTCAAGGGATTCCTGGGATTTCTGGATCTATTGGTCCAACTGGACCTTCTGGAATTCAAGGTATCCAAGGTATCCAAGGCATTCCTGGCATTCAAGGTCCTATTGGACCCACTGGAATAACAGGGGTCACTGGAATTCAAGGGATTCCTGGCATTCAAGGGATTCCTGGCATTCAAGGGATTCAAGGGATTCCTGGTCCGACCGGCCCTCAAGGGATTCCTGGCACTCCTGGTTCTGAAGGTCCAACTGGACCTTCTGGAGCTGTTGGACCTACCGGCCCTTCCGGGGGACCGCCAGGACCAACGGGCCCGACTGGACCTTCTGGGGGACCACCAGGACCAACCGGAGTGACTGGCCCCACTGGACCTTCTGGGTCACCAGGACCAACCGGACTTCAAGGTATTCAAGGTATCCAAGGGATTCCTGGCCCCACTGGACCTCAAGGAAGTCAAGGGATTCAGGGGATTCAAGGTAATCCGGGGCCTATTGGTCCTATTGGACCCACTGGAATAACTGGGGCGACTGGAATTCAGGGTATCCAAGGGATTCAAGGTAATCCGGGACTTATTGGACCTATCGGCCCGACTGGCCCAACTGGGCTTCAAGGTATCCAAGGCATCCAAGGCATTCCTGGGCCTACTGGATTACCAGGAACCGCTGGAGCTACCGGACCTACTGGGCCTACCGGTCTTACAGTATCTGGGTTATCTCATTATGCTTATGTTTTCAATACAGCAGCTCAAGTTGTTGCCTTAGAAGCACCTATTCTTTTTAATTCACATGGTAGAATGACATCTGGTTTTACTCATACACTGGGAACTTCTCAATTAATGGTTCTTAATGCAGGAGATTATAAAATTTCTTTTTCTGTATCAGGAGTTGAGCCTAATCAATTCACACTTTTTTTAAATGGTGCTCCGGTTACCAGCGCAGTTTATGGATCAGGTGCAGGAACTCAACCAAACAACGGCCAAACAATCCTCGCTTTAGCTGCAGGAGATATTATTACCCTTAATAATCATACTTCCGCTGCTGCAGTTACTTTGCAGACTTTGGCAGGTGGAACACAAACAAATATAAATGCTTCGATTGTAATTGAAAAATTAAATTAATTTAATCATTTATTTCTTGAAACTCTGCCAGTAAATAACCTGGGGTGGATTCTTTTTTTTAACAAGCAGTTAGCTTTTGCTAGCTGCTCTTTTAATTAAAATGACGCTTTTGTTTAAAACTTTTCACATTTAAACCAGACAAGCATATGTTATTTTATGGAAGCTTCCCATTCATAGCATTCTACCTTTCTTATTTAAGAGCACGCTTATATGTGTGCTCTTTTGTATTTGCTATGAAATAAGAATTTTATTTATTTGCCATTAACCTTTTTATCCACTTTGAATATAGTATTATCATCCAAGTGAATACACAGGTCGCCCTGGACCAGCCTCCTTGTATTCCTTGTATTCCTTGTACACAGAACCCGTTATAACTAGCGGGTTCTGTATATTTTTATCTATACAATAACTATTTTGTTTAATTTATAAAATACAAGCGCTTGTCCATTTCATTTTGTTCTACCCCTACATTTACTATTAGTAATAAGAACTGAACTTTTCAGAGGTGAAAATATAATGGACGAGTTTTTATCTTCTACTTCAATAAACCCTAATTTAGTTGGACCTACTTTACCACCCGTTCCACCATTCACACTACCGACTGGGCCGACTGGACCGACTGGGCCAACTGGGCCGACTGGATCACTATCAGTAGCTTACGGAACTTTTTGGCAAACGGAAATCATTACAGTCCCTTTCGAATCCCCTTTTTCTTTTAATCAGGCTGACCCTATGGTGGGGGGAATTTCTCTGTTAAATCCAACCACAATTAATATCACACAAGCTGGGGATTATCGAATTTCTTTCATTTCCTCGATTAACTTGACTGTAGCCCTTTCATTTCCTTATTCGCCTACCATTTCTATACTATTAAATAACAGTCTGATTCCAAATTTCAAAGCTACTTTCGGTCTTTCAATACTAGATCCAGAGGATGTAGATTGCGCTCAACTCATTGGAGACACTATTTTATCAGTCCCAGCCAACTCAACACTTCAACTTATAAATAATAGCTTTGTAGGCGAAACAGCCATTCGTACATGCGATAATGGAATAAATGCTTTAGAATTAAACATTATCAAATTAAACTAGTACAAGTACGCCTTTAAAACTAGGTGTTATTATGGCATCTAGTTTGCAGTTTCCAATGAAATTTTTGTACAAAGAATACACACAAAATCAAAAATAAATTCATAAAATATTTTATATTCTTTTCTTTTAGAATGAATAGTCTTTACAGAGCACTTCCCGAAGTGCTCTTACATTTACATATCAAATAACGTTTTTAATTAATTAAGAGAGCGGATTTTATTATTTTGTACAAGCACTCTGTTCTTCTTTTAATAAAATATATAGATATCTCAAAGAAAGGAGAGCGACATAAGTATGGCTGATTATTTTTATAAAGATGGTAAAAAGTATTACAAAAAACAATCGTATTCTCACCACCAAAAAGACAACTGTTTTATTGAAACCCATACATTATCTGGTTCTAATACAACTTTAAATTTCAGCGTACCAGCTAACACTACAAGAACTGCTTTTGAAGATTTCACCAATAACCACAATAAAACATTACTTGATCTTCGCATTCCCGGTACTTCCCAACCAATTGAAGTAACTATCCGAACAAGAAGTTCTCGTCTGCCGATTACTGTAACAATAGTTGCAGGTGAAACCAAGGTATTCCAAGTAGAGGATTTCCATAGTCTCACTCTCACAAATAATACTAATATCAATAGCAATATTGGTATATTCATTCAAAAAACATTTTGTATCTGTTGCAATAATCAAAATAATCCTCGTAACAAGTATTATAAAGAACAATCAAATTCTCACTATCAAAAAGATAACTGTTTCATCGAAACTCATACCGTAGCTGGTTCAGAAACTACTCCAACCGAAAATGCACCTTTAACTATTATCGTACCCCCTGACACTTCAAGAAGAGTTTTTGAAGATTTCACTAATAATCACAACAAAACATTACTTCAAATATCTGTTCCCGAAGATGTCTCCCCCATCGAAGTCACTATTCAAACAAGAAAATCTCCTACACCAATTATCGTGACTCTTGCTACAAATGAAACAAGAGTATTTCAAGTAGAAGATTTTCAAAGCCTTACTCTCACAAATAATACCGAATTCCTTAATTTCATTGAAGTATTGATTAAAAAGACATTTTGTATCTGCTGCAATGATAGAAATGATTCGTGCGATGAATATTACCGTGATTACGAATGTGAATGTTAGATTGACTCCCCAAAAGAATCCTTATAAAGGGTTCTTTTTCTTTTACCTTAGTATCATCTAATCATTCACATTTGTTCAACATTTCATCTCTTAACAACATTCAAATTTGATTATAGTAACTGTGTTTTTCGTTCTTCCATACGAATTACTTTTCCACTTTGATATACAAATGATTGTTCACCAAATCCACCTTGGGGTGGTTCTATTAGTTGGACCTGACCATTTTTAACAACATATATTCCGTTTATTTTCAAATCTATTTCAACTGTCATTTCTACAAGATTTTCTTTAATAATTCCCACTAAGACCACTCCCATATGTTATGATTATTTTGTCGAAGCAAGTCGGGAGCAATCTCGACTTTTTTATTTTGTTATAGATATTCCACAACATTATCAGGAATAAATGATTGTTCTAATGATAAATAAAGTCGTATTGAAATTGGTTCTTTATTATCTCTCGCAGACTTGCAAAGCTCCTCCGCTTCTTCCCACTCGAACTGTTTATCTTCCACTCGCTTAAATCTCCAAATTCCAATTGTATATTCCTCAAATAATTCATACTGATCATTTGGCGCTGTTGTTGGTTTTAATTCATCAGTAGCTCTTACTTGATTTGGTACTTGAACAACTACATCCGTAAAACGAACTTTAGAATTTAATCGATGAATGTTTGCTTTCTCAGTATCGAATGCTACTACAGGCTCAACATCAAATATTGTTAACTGCTTTGGCATTACAATCCTCCTAAGCCTCTTTTTTATATTTAGATAACACTTGTTCTAAACGTTTACGTTCACCCTCTAAATCCATTTCATCGTGCTTTACAGGCTGAGATTGCACTTCTGTATCTTGTGTATGTAACCAATCAGGGACGATTTCTTTTCTAGTATTACTTCTCCCACCACGAGACTGGTATTTCTTACGGAATTGAGTTTGTGCAGCCTCAACATCAGTAATACTCTTATACCCCTTAGCATGCCAATCTCTTAAAATACCTTGTACATAAGACATATTAGGTGCATTCTTTTCTAAAGCTATTTTCATTGCTTTGATAACAAGCTGTGCATTCAAATCTTCAATCCACGCATTAATCCCTTCAGCCACAAATGGTTTAAGAACTCCAAAGTTTTGCTCATAAAATGCTATTGGATTTTCTTCTGCAACTTTTTTATCTCTTGAGCAGCTTGCTGCTTCTTCTTTTGTTTTTGTTTTTGTTTCTTCTTTTTCTTTTGTTTCTGTTTTTGTTTCTTCTTTTTCCTTCATAGGGTCTTCTAAGCCCCTTATAAGCCACTCAAAACGAGCTTGGAAGTATTCCTTAATACGAGGAATTTTAAAATCTTGCTGCTGTTCTAACTCTAAACATGTCTCATAAAAATCAATTAAAAAATCTTCACACTTAATATTCTGGATTTCTTTTAACACACACTTTTCAATATTCATATTTGTAATAGCATTGAATTTAAGCCAATTAATCAACATAATTTCTTTCGTCTTTTTGTTGTAATGAATTTTCTCGTAATCAGCAAACCGCTCTAGCAGCTTCTCAACCGTTTCACGGTTATATCCTGTATCCATTTCTATCACTCGTAGTGGAAGCTCATAGATACCACTCTGAGAATTTTTGCTATTAGTCATTAAGTATAAGTAGAAGTATTTCTCCTCCGGTGTAAGATCTAAAACGAAAGCATCTTGCCAATATGAAACTTGAACAGGTCTATAAACTGCCATATTATTCATCCTCCATTGTTTTACTTGATTTGCTTTGATATACTTAATCCAATTCAATTTTTAGAAAGACTCTCTATAAGAGTCTAAAATCTATCACTCTGCCAAGTGATAGATTTTTTATTTTCTTCGACTAACTACTGATGCATTTATCCCCTGCCCTTGAAGGCTTTTAACAACTACACGATAACTCTTTGATAAATCGTGATCCTCTTTTTCATTACGAAGGCTCTTAAATTCTTTTGCGCATCTATTTAATTCCTTCTCCCAATGATTTGCTTCATCCAACGATTCAGCGTTGAACAAATTATGAAGACATGTAACCATGCAGAGGATTTTGGTCATGAGACCTGTCACATCCTATTTCATTCTGGTAATCAATTATTAATGCATCAAATGTTTCTAGATTATCAAGAAGCAAAGGCTAAAAACTTCGCACAACAATTTTGTGTACCTACTTTTATGTTACGAAAGCTTCCTCCCCTACAGTTAAAAGCATATATAATCTCAGAAAAATTCAATGTAACAACACAATTTGTTGAAAAAAGGCTTTTACATTATGAAAATCAATTATTAGCAAGTAAATTACAGAATCAAATATCACAATACTGTAATTTTAAAAAATAACGATGCAGGAGGTATTGAATATGAAAGGAAGTTTTCGTAAACGTGGAAATACTTGGTCTTTTACAATAGATATCGGTATAGATCCGGCCACAGGAAAACGCCAGCAAAAAAGTAAAAGTGGATTTAGAACAAAAAAAGAAGCCCAAAATGCTGCTGCAACGATGATTACGGAGATAGAGAAAGGCATATATTTTGATGACAAACAATTAACTGTTTTAGATGTATGGGAAAAGTTAAAGCCTCTTCGTAAAGCTGAATTAAAAATTACATCTTATGAAAAAGACATGAGCTTAGTTAGGCTCTATATCCTTCCCCCATTTAGTTATAAAAAGATTAAAAGTATTAAACCCGTAATGATTCAAAGCTACTATGCTGAACTTAAGGAAAAAGGCCTGTCAAATGGTACAATCAGCAATATCCATCGCTGCTTCAGATGCATATTCAAACATGCAGTAGAATGGGAAATCATACATGATAATATAATGAATAAGGTTAAAAAACCACGTGAAGAGCAAGGTAAGATGAAAACATGGTCTAGCGAAGAATGTAATCGATTCCTCCAGTATCTAAAAGAAAAAAATACTAAGTACCATATGTTCTTCTTACTCGCAATCTATACAGGTATGAGACGCGGAGAATTACTTGCACTAACGTGGAAAGATATTGACTTTGATAATAAACGTCTCCTGGTTAATAAATCGCTTGTAAAAACAGAAAAAGGACTATTTAAAGCTGCTACAAAAACTAAGTCTTCAAATAGAAGCATTAGTATCTCTTCTTTTGTTATAGAGAAATTACAATCCTACTACTCCTATAAAAAGAAAGAATTTTTCCGCTGGGGTATACACTTGAATGAAGAGGCCTTTATTTTCACCGGCAATACGATGCATTCGCCCTTACATATAGATGCTCCTCATCGCTTTTTGAATGATCACTATAAAAAAGCTGGTGTTCCTCGAATTCGTATACACGACTTACGACATACTCACGCTACACTCATGCTTCAGGCTGGAGAACACCCTAAAATCGTACAAGATCGCTTAGGGAATTCATCTATTCAAATGACTTTAGACAAGTATAGCCACATCACACAGAACATGCAGCAACAAGCGGCGGAAAACTTCGAGAGCATAATAAAATCTAATGAAAATACCTGA